CAGAACTAATGAACTTCATTATTACGTCTACATTCGGGATGTTCTCTATTTCCGTGGGATATTGGTTTGGAGTGAGGACTGAATACAAAATGGCAATTAGGAATGTAAAATGAACTATTCCAGAAATTCTTTTAGCGACATTCTTGCCGTAGTTAGCGCATCATCTTCCATTGCCGCTTGGCAGGAACAGCTAGATTGGGCATTGCGAATCATTGCTTCACTGCTGGCCGTTACCGCTGGTATCTACTCAATCATTGCGCGCTATCGCAACAATAAGAATGAACCCTCGTAATCTTCCGTGTAATAAGCCCCGACGAGATGTTCAGGGCGGTAAGAAGTCGGTTGTTCGCGCTTGTCAGGATGGTAAGTCAAAAGTAGTTCGTTTTGGTGATGCCAATATGACTATTAAAAAGTCTTCTGCCGCTCATAAGGCGTCCTACTGCGCTAGGTCTGGTGGTATCAAGGGCACAGACAATAAGCTATCTGCCAACTATTGGAGCAGGCGCGCATGGGGATGTTAAAATTAAGCCATGAGCAAACCTAACGAGAAGTACAAGTCCAAGAAGCAAATGATGAAGCACGAACGCACGGAGAGTAAGCGCGATCGTATGATGGAATATGGCAAGGGCGGTAAGATGGCTGGCAATGGCTGCACCAACCGCAAATCTTGCAGTTAATGCCACTCACTAAAAAGGGCAAGGCAATCTTTGCCGCCATGAAGTCTGAGTATGGCCCAAAGAAGGCCAAACAAGTCTTTTACGCGGCAGAGAACAAGGGCACCATTAAAGGTGTTCATTACGCACGCAAAACTGTTCGCTAAGGGTGGTAGAATGACGCAATGCCAAGATATGCCTCATTCGGTCGGCTTGATAGTCAGCTAATTGACGATGGAGACACGGCTTTTGCCAGTCTCAATCAACGTCTTCGTCCTGACCAGCTTAAAGCGGGTGAAGTTGCCGTAAGCCAAAATGGTCGGATGGATTTGGATGGCTCTTGGCAAACACGCAAGGGCTATCGCAACGTCTTTGCCACGATTACATCTGGAGCTAGTGCACCAGTTCTTCCTATAAATCTGCCATTCAATTTGAATGATGGTGCGGTTAATGCAATTTATGGAACCGGAATATATTCTGATCCAAACAGCCAATCTTCTGAGTATGTTGTCTTGGCGACCAATAGCTCTGCTAAATTTGTAAACACTTCTACGCTTGTTGCCACAACTATCAGCTATCCCACTGGCTATACGGTGGATTCTAGCTGCACGGTGTTACAAGCATTTGATAATCTAATCATATTCCGTGATGGTCAAGTTGCATTTGTGTGGCACGGTTTTATTCCGACAACTGTTTCAATAGTTCGTCAGTCGAACGAAGTTGTCATCACTCTTGCAAGCAATCACAACATCCAGAAAAGCGACACAATTGTTGTTTCTGGAATTACTGGTTACACGGGAACTAATCCTAATGGTACGTTTGTAGTTAGCAGTGTTACTGACACTGAGATTCATTACACTAATACGGGTAGCAACGAGAGCGGATGGGTAGTTTCATCGGCTACTATAAATAATTCATTTGAACTTGTTAATCGTGGTGTTTACACTCAACCGCTGGTTTATGACACAGCAGGAAACACTGCTATTTCTAATGGCATTGTTACAGTGACGGAATCTGGACATTTAATTGAGTCTGGAGACTTGGTGATGTTGAGCAATGGTGGAGATACCGATTTAAATCCACTTACCGAATATAGAGTTTACGAGGTTACGGCTACCACATTTCTGTTTAAGGCAGATGCTAAAGACATTGCTGGTGCGACTATTTCTGTTGGTAAACGTCAGTCAATTGGTCTTGGATTTACGCATATGCCAGCCCCGCCTTGGGCAATCCATCACCAGCGTCGCTTGTGGATGCCATTTAATTACACAATGGCGGGAACATCTGCAAGTCCAATTATTACGTCTAGAAATGTTAAGGATGAGCTTATTGCTTCGGATATCCTAGACGGTCAAACCTACGACCAGATTCTAAATCAGTTCAAAATTGCATCTGGTGGTGCAGATTATATTGTTGGATTACAGCCATTCGCAGAGGACTCTCTAGTTGTTTTTGCTCGTAATTCCATTCATTTGATTCGTGGCGTTGGTGCAGATTTGGGAAATAGTTCTGTGCAGGAAATCACCCGTGAAGTTGGGGCTGTTGCTCGCAAGTCAATTGTTCAGGTTGGAAATCAGATTTTCTTCCTATCTGACAATGGAGTTTATGCCGTAGATTTCGATCAACTTTACAATTTGCGTGGTGCAACCGTTCCATTGTCAGAGGCTATTAATCCAATAATGTCTCGGATAAATAAATTGTATGCTGCCAATTGCGTTGGTGTCTATCACAATAATCGTTACTATCTAGCTGTTCCATTAGATAGTTCTACTGTGAATAATACTATTTTAGTCTATAATTTCCTTAATAAAGGATGGGAGTCTATTGACATAATTAATAGTGATAAGTGGAATATCATTGGGTTTGTTAGGTCTGGAGCTGGTTCAACCAATCGACTTCACGTTATTAGCAAGGATGGCGGCATTCACATGATTGACGAGGTTGTTAATAATGGACAAAATGACTATCAAGACTATCTTTGTCTTGGGATTGGTACATCTCCCGCATATCAGAACATAAACTCAATTTTGACTACTCGCCAATACACCTACTCAACAATGGATAGGAAGAGATTCAACAGTTATGAACTTCATGTTGAAAGTGCCACGAATGTGCAGTCTGATGCTCTTCTATCGCTAGAGATTGAAAATCCAGATTCAATCGTTGATTTGAGTGATATTTCTAGCATTTATGGTAGTAGTTTGGCATCTGGAGAAGACTTGTCTCTGCGTGGAAGACTAGGCAATAAACGAGGATATGGGGGTCAATTAACCATTACACCCACATCTGGAAGACCAAAAATTCGATCTATCAAGATTTCTAGTGCGTTGCAAAATGGTGGGACTATCTCTTCTGAATAATGTCAGACATCACTAAAGGTTATACGTTTAGCGATTCTAAGGCAGATTGGGCCTCGGAGAAGGATACGGCTTTGCGTCTCAATAAGATGGTTGATGATGCCAAGGTTAATCTTGTGGCTGGAACCAACGTCACTATTAGCCGTGGGTCTAATGGAATCACCATTAACTCTACTGGTGGTGGTGGTGGCTCTGGAACCGTAACTAGCGTTTCAGTAGTTTCCGCAAATGGTCTTAATGGCGCGGTTGCTAGTGCAACAACAACTCCAGCCATTACGCTTTCAACAACCGTTACAGGCATTGTAAAGGGCAATGGAACCGCTTTAAGCGCGGCTTCTGCTGGCACGGATTATCAGGCTCCAATTACCCTCACAACTACGGGAACATCTGGGGCTGCAACATTCACAAGCAACACGCTTAATATCCCGCAATATTCTGGTGGTGGTGGAAGTGGAACCGTAACTAGTGTTTCTGGAACAGGAACAGTTAGTGGATTAAGTTTAAGTGGAACGGTAACGACTTCTGGAAGTTTAACTCTTGGCGGAACACTATCGGTTACACCATCTAATTTTGCTAGTCAATCAGCCAATAGCATTTTGGCTGCTCCAAACGGAACGGCTGGTACACCAACATTTAGGGCATTAGTGGCTGCTGACGTACCAACGCTTAATCAAAATACTACGGGTAATGCTGCAACTGTAACCACTAATGCAAATTTAACCGGAAATGTTACTAGCGTTGGAAACGCCACAACCATTGAATCTGGTGTTGTAAGCAATGCAAAACTAGCAGATGTAGCGACATCAACATTTAAGGGTCGTACAACCGCAGGAACTGGCTCTCCAGAGGACTTAACATCCACTCAAGCTACTGCACTCCTTAATACTTTTAGTTCTACGCTAAAAGGACTTGCTCCAGCATCTAGTGGTGGAACAAGCAATTTTCTTAGGGCAGATGGAACTTGGACTACTCCTGCTGGTGGTGGAACCGTAACGAGTGTTTCCGGTACTGGAACAGTTAATGGAATTTCGCTTACCGGAACTGTTACTTCTACTGGAAGCTTAACGCTGGGAGGAACACTTAGTGGGGTTAGTTTAGCTTCTCAGGTTACAGGCAATTTGCCAGTAACAAACTTAAACTCGGGAACATCCGCCAGTGGATCAACATTTTGGCGTGGAGATGGAACTTGGGCCACACCCACTGGTGGTTCTGGTACTGTTACATCGGTTTCGGTTACTACCGCAAACGGTGTTTCTGGAACCGTAGCCAATGCAACCACAACCCCAGCAATCACTCTTTCACTTGGGGACATTAGTGCTGCAACATCAAAGCCTAGTGCCACTGGGTCTTCTCTTCGCAGTTTTGCTGCGCGTGAAGGAGACGTATTTAATGTTAAGGATTTTGGTGCGACGGGGGATGGCAGCACTTCCGACCAGACGGCCATTGCAGCGGCGTTGACTGCGGCGGTAGCTTCGATTCCCGGAGGTACGGTTTACTTTCCGGCTGGGCGTTATTTACTAACCGACACGCTGACCGCTTCTTTTGGGGGCACAGCAGCAGGAAGTATCGTGCCGACAAATCTCACTATTCGTGGTGAGGGTATGGCGACTGTGTTGCAGCAGTCTGTCGCCAACAAGGGCATCTTTAACCTTACAAATACGCATCGCTATGGGGGAATCCGCCTATCCGCTTTCCGCGTCCAAAACATCTCATCCACCTACTCATCCAGTGAAGCGTGTATCTACATCACCTGTTCGGAGGAGGGAGCAAATGATTGGTGCCCCACCTTGACAGTGGACGACGTGGCAATGGTGGCTATTGCACCTCCGGGTGGTTTTCGGACATGGGCTTACGGGCTTCGCCTTCGGAATGCGCGAATGGCAAAAATCAACAATTTTCACTATGCTGGGGACAACGCCTACAACGGTGTGGGAATCCAGTTTGAAAAATACACCACGGCGGCATCGGGTCAGTGCCTTGGTGGCTATGTCACAAACTGCACGTTTTTCGGTTGTGAGGCGGGGATCGCGTGTAAAGACAGTTGCGAGGGAATTCTGACTACAAGTAGTGCGATGGTTGCGGTGAAGTATGGGTTCAAGTGGGATTATGGAGTTCAGTTGACGGCTATGCAGTGCCACGTTAACTGCCAGAATTCGGGTGGTGCGTGTGTTTACGTTACAGGCGTCGGAGCAGCGTCCCGCGTGGATCAAGCGGTGATTATTGGAAATCTCTTCTACCCAGACGCAGCCAGCACCACCGGAGTTCTTGGTGAGTTCTGGCATTCACAGATTTGCAATAACACCTTCAATAGCGCGTCTAGTGGAGCCACCACTATTGGGATCGACCTCACAGGGGACTCAATCTACTCCAGTGTTAGTGGCAACATTTTCCTGCGGATGGCTAGTTATGGTATCCGACTCGGCGCAAGCTCTGATCACTGCAAGGGTGCAAACAATGTCTTTGATTCGTGCGGTGCGGATGTCTTGGATTCAGGCACATCCAATGCGGTGAGCTAATCTTCTGTTATTCTGTCGCCAATCCCAAATCATCCATGAGGCTCAGTTCATAATACAAATGCCTCGCAATCTGTGATACAATAAACCATGCCAATCCTATTAAAAGGTTACACCTTTACCGCCGCTGAACAAGTTACGTCTACCAAGCTAGGCAACCTTGTTGACAGCTCAACCTTCACCTCTGGTGCCGTTGACGGGGTTACAACCGATCTTTCATCTGGCGCAATCATTGTAAAAAACGGAGGAATCACACCCACTAAGCTATCGACTGGTTATCCAAGTTGGGATGGTTCTGGCAATTTGACGGTGGGTGGAACGCTAACGGCTACGGGAGCCATTAGCACATCAAGCAATCTCACCGTAACGGGCACGTCATCCATTACCGGAACGTCTACATTTGTTGGAAACGCTACGTTTACCAATCAAATCATCCGTTCTGGCACATCATCTAGTCGTACCGTTGAATTAAAAACTGGGTCTGTTTCTCCTAACGCTATTAGCTTTGGGTTTAATAGCGGAGACCTTCTTGTTACTATTGACGGTTCTGAGTTTAAGGTTACGCTAACACAGGTTTGAACCCTATTAAGCAAGCTAAAGACTATTACCAATCTAAGGGATGGGATTTTGAGCAGGATTTGGGGTTCTATCTATGCCAAGGGTATGTTTTCAGCACCCCAGATAGGCTTCTTTTAGCAAAGCCAGTGAGGAAGGACGTTGGGGAGTCGGATTGGCATCCAGAATACCCCGACTGTTGGTATGTGCATTACGCCGCTGGTAAGGACGCTTTAAGCTGGTTTGTCAGCAAAGCACCCTACTACTTGCCATTCTTAGGATGGATGCGTAATAAAGGCTGCAATGATAGGTTTAGGGCCTATCCAACGAGTCTGCTCTGTGCTAAACTAAGCATCAAAGAATATGGCATCCGTTAAAACTCCAACTCCACCACCCGCACCGACCCCGATTAGCGCGGCGGATGAATATCGTAAGACGGCTGATATGATGTCTGATCCGGCGTTGCAGCAGAAGATGCTGGACGTTGAGAAGCAGCTTCGGCCTCAATATGCTGCGCTCAATCTAGCTGACTTGCAGACCTATCAGGGCGGCTTGCTAGGCTTGCAGGAGGCTACTACGCGCCAATCTGCTGCATTGGAGCGTGAGACGCTTGCTGCTCAACGTCAGGCAGACATTGGTGACGTGGAGAAGTATGGCGGGCGTGCAACGGCTGCAATGCGTGCTGCTGACCCATATTCTACGCGCATGGCTGAGTTGAGCCAACAAGCGGCGGAAACTGCGTATGCGGCTTCTGGTCGGGTTACCCCTGAACAGATGCGTGGGGCGCAACAGGCGGCACGGGCGGGCGGGCTTGCGCGTGGTCGCGTGGGCGATCAATCTACCATTGCTTCTGAGATTTTGGGGCGTGAGGACATCCTTGCTCGGCGTCGTGCGGAGGCTGCACAGGCTGGTCAGATGGCTTTTGGCATGAATCGGTCTATTAGTGCAGACCCATTCCAAGCCATTCTAGGGCGTCAATCTGGTGCCCTAGGCTATGGTGCTCAACAGATGGGTATGGCCCAGCAATTGGGTTCTCAGGCCATTGGGCCGCGTGCTGTGGACTACAACGCCGGATTGAACTTGGCTATGCAGAACCAGAGCAATCTTGGTAGCTACAACACGGCTATTTATGGGTCTCAGGCTCAGCTTGCCGGGGCTAATGCTCAAGCTAATGGAGCAATGATTGGTGGCTTGCTTGGTGGTCTTGGTGCTATTGGAGGTGGATTTGCATCAAAGTGTTGGGTGGCCCGTGAGGTTTATGGAAAGAATAACCCTAAATGGATGCTATTCCGTGAATGGCTTAACAGCCATGCTCCAAGGTGGTTTGACAGTCTTTACGTGAAGCATGGCGAGAAGTTTGCGGTTTGGATTGCCAACAAGCCATTCTTGAAGTCGATAATCCGTAAATGGATGGACTCACGCATTGCAGTTGTTCTCAGCACTAAAGCTTTGTCCTACGCTTAAATATTATGGCCGTTGCAACTGGCAGTCAAATTAGACCTGAACTCTCGGCTGTTAATTACGCGCCCTATTTGCAGGCTACGGGGCAGGCTGCTCAGATGCAGGCGCGTGGTGCTGAGAACATTGCTGCTGGCTTAGCCAATCTTGGTCAACAAGCTGGTGCTGCCATTAAAGATTATAGTCAAGAAAAGAAGGCGCAACAATCAATGATGGGAACCATTGGTGCAGCCGAAAAGCTTTCATCTGCACTTTCTGGATTGATGTCTATTAAAGATGAGAGAGGAAATTCTGTTCTTGATCCCAGAATTGCAAAGTCAATTGAAGAAGTAAATTCTATCATTAGCAATAAAGATGGCCGTTCTATTGAAGAACGTTATGCTGCTTCACAGTCTCTTTATCATCTTGCACCAATGATGATTAATGCGGGAGCTAAACTTTACGATATTCAATCCGATATTGGACAAAAGAAAGCTGTTATTGAGCAGAAGACCAATGATTCTAGGGCTATTGGTGTAGCTATGAGACCATATCTTCCGGGAGATGCACCAGAAGGAATTGCAAGACCAGCAGCTAAATTTGATCCAGCTAAATTTCTTTCCGATTACACCAATGCTGGTGGAAGCACAAAGGGGATTCAAGATAGCGATCAGATCATTAAGATGCTTACACCAAAAGATGCTACTAAATTGACAACTGCAATGCAGAATACAGAAGCAATACTTTCATCGGAAATTGCCGCTGGAAAGATTGATTCAAAAGATATTAATAGCATCAATGTGCGTCGGTCTGAATTGTTAGCTCAGGGTGGTTCTGATAAACAAACCCAACATTATCAACCGGGTCCATCAATGGTTGATGAAAATCATAATTTTATTGGAACCAGTGTTTTCGATCAAAAGACAGGAAAAACTAAGCTTCTTGATGTAAAAACAGGAGAGTTTGTTGATATTCCATCAAATGCACGTCCAAGCACCGTTGGACAACTAGGAAATACTCAGTTGCCGCCTGCTCAATTCACTGAATTGCGAGATAGGGTTCATGCTGATGAACTATCCCTTGGAAAGTTTAGTGATTATATGAAAAGTGTTGAGGGTTCTAAATATGGAGTTTCATTAGTTGCAGATAAGTTCGCAGCTAATATGAAAACATTATTTACTTCTGGAAAATTGACTCCAACGCAATTAGCTTCTGCAAAATCAGAAGGTGATTTACAGGCACTTATTGGATCAAGCCGTCTTAGCGTTCTTGGACCCGGAGTGATGACTGAGCAAGATGCTGTTCGTGTTATTCAATATCTTGGAGGAAACTCGGACTCTCTTCGTAATCCAGAAAAGGTTAAGCAAGCAATTTCCACTGTGTACAATGATAGATACAAGATGTATGTAAATAATCTTGAATCATATAATATTCAGCAGGGAAATTATTATAGGCAATATTCTCCTGCTGCTAAAATTGAAATTGACGAAAAGTTTATTCCTAAACAAACTCCAACATTTGATGCAGAAGCAGATCGCCGACGCCTAAAAGAGTTAGAAGACAAATCAAAATAATAACTTATGGCACTAACAATTTCAGAACAGAAAGAGCTTGAGCAAATTAAATCTAGATTGGCTCAATCTGGTGTAGAGGAAAAACCTTCTGGTGCTAAAGAAATGGCACTTGGTTTAGCCGATACTCTTGCATCCTCTGGTATGGAGGCTTCTGGTGCTGCACTCGGTGGTGCTATTGGTGCATTTCCACTTCTTTCTGTTCCAACTGCTGGTCTTAGCATTCCAATTGGAGCAGGATTGGGTGCAATTGGTGGATATTTAGCTAAAGAATATGGTCATGGACGAGAACCAACCTACGGTGGTGCTACTGAGGCTGGAATAATGGGTGCTACGCCTATTGGTGCACTTGCGGGAGCTGGCACTAAAAAAGTTATTTTAGAGGGTGCAAAACAAGTCTCTTCATCGCTTGCTGGAACAACTGCTAAAACATTAATTGATGAAGGTCGTGTTCCAACAGCTAAAGAAGCATCCCTATCTTCGGCTGGAGCGGTTTTTGGAACTGGTCTTGGTCGAGCAACCGCTACAACTAAACTTACTGCTTCACAAGAACTTGCTCTTAAACGTCAATCTCAACAAGCTGAAACTGATGAAGCTTTGCGTATGTGGCAAGCTCTTGGTGGGGTAACTGATGCAGTTCAGGCTAATCCAAGTGCGGTTACACATATGGTTGAAGCAGTTGGCGGAAAAACCGCAATTGCTGGACAAGCTACATTGAAAAATACTCTTGCAGCTGGTGATATTGCAAGGGCACAAATTGGATTAGAACCAAATTCACCGCTAACAAATAAAACATTAAATCTTTTACGCGAACAAGTTTCTGGTGTTTACGATAGAATTTCTTCAATAAATTCTAGGGCTGAATCTCTTATTGATAGACTTGGAACAACGCGAGAGCAGGCTAGGAATTATTGGCGTGAATATGGTTCAAATAATTCTGTTGAGGCATTAAACAATGCTCGAAAACTAGATGGAGTTTCTGATACTATTGAGAAATCTTTGGAGAAAATTGTTAATAAAGTTGATCCAAATTTAATGCCTCAGTTTATAGAGGCTCGCAGAACATTGTCGCAAATCCATGTTGTTCAAAGTGCTCTTACTGGTCCTGAGACTGGATTACTTAATCCTAAAGTAATTGGCAAAATACATGATGTAAATCCCGGACTTTTGACAGATGGATTGAGGGCTATTGGAGCGGCGGCTAATATTCAGCCACAGATTATGGGGCCATATGTTCGCCTTCCATCTGGAACAAGTAATGCAGTTGCAAATGCCGCCGTTACCGCTGGTCTTGCTACTCTAAGTAGTCCTGCACTTGCTGCTGGATTTGTAGTTTCGCGACTTACAAATATCAACCCAGCAAATATTCTTTCTCAGTCTAATTCTTATCAGAATATAATGGGTATTCCACGTTATCAGTCTGGACCAACGCAAAATGTTTCAAACTTCCTAATGCAAACATCTAGGGCTGCTGGTCAACAGCCATATCAACAACAAGATCAACAGCCATAATGGATATTGACTATCTGCTTAATCGTTAGGCTCGCTCAACTAGGGCGTCCCAATGTTCTGAAAATTGACGGGTTAGGAAGAACCTAGCCCCGTCAAGCGCATTGCTGTAAAACTCGCAGCAATGGACGATTTCATTGGTCTCTGGATGTGGAGCAAGGCAAATCACTGTGAACCTAGCTTTGTTCACTTCTGTTTCTCTCAGTGATCCATCTGGCATGAGTTGATGTACAAACTTGACGAATCCGCTTAGTCTCCACAGCTCATTCTCCTGTGATGTCATATCACTTACCCTTGTTTTCTGATTTTAGTTTCCACTTTTTGCCGAATTTTCCAACTGAAAGTGTGCCGCTCCATTCGTCAAGCAATTTGTCATTAAGCATTTTGCGAATAGTACGAGTTGCTGCGCCATCTGACATTTTATAGTGAGACATTAACTCGCTCTTTGTGAACCAGCCAAATCCCGTTGGCTCAGGGATTCGTTTGATAATCCTATCCATTTCAGCCCAAGGATTCATGTTAGTATTCGGCTATATTTGTTGGTGCGTAGAACTTTCCATTAACTCCCCTAGTTTGAAATATGGCGTATGTGCCATCTTCGTGGAGCCAGCCATAAGCCCATCCATGAGACCAGCGTAGCTTTCCGGTCTTTCTGTTGACGTAGGACGGGTTGAGGTCGCATAGGCAACCAATGCTACGAGCCTCCTTCTGCTTGATTCCCGGCGTCTGAAAGCTCTCGATGGAGTGGATGTGTCCAAAGACCACGTTGCCATAGACACGGGCATGGGCGGCACAGGCTGACATACCAGCGTGGAAGCCATGCACTACGTTAAGCTCGCCAATCTGGTAAACCCCATCTCGTGCATCATAGTCGATTAGCTTGGCTTTATGCTTGGCAGCAAGTGCATTGATGTCTGCAACCATGCGCTCGCCTAGATCACCTTTAACGGCATCCCTACTGTCTCGTAGATCGTATGCGCGGATGTCGTGATTCCCGAGCATAAGGACGTTCTCTGATGTGCGCCCAAAGAAGTCGTTGGCGAAGTCCTTTCCGGCCTCAAAGTCGTCCTGCATGGACACTGCGCGTTCGTCTTCACTTGCTCCTGTGCGTATGGCCGAGAAGTCCCAGAGGTCGCCAGCTATGACACGAATCTCTGGCTTGAATTTCTTAGTGAATGCAATGGCTGCGTTGCACGCTGTTTTGTCTTTAAGGTTGCCGTGGATGTCACTGACTATGACGAACTTTTTCATTGGCTAACCTTTCGTTACGGACGTTTCTTTGCTTGGCAGTAATTTCGGAGTGGCAAGTCGTGCAAATGGCTCTGAAACCGTCGATTTCCACAAATAGACGAGTAATGAAGTCGTCCCATGTTGTGAATCCCTTGGTGGGATCAACGACAGGGATGATGTGGTCAATGTGTATGTCCGTGTTGCCAAAAGTTTTGGCACATGAGGCACATCTGTATGTGTTCCTAGCAATGCGCGCAGCGGCTTTTGCGTCGTTCTTTGGTGCCCATCTTCCACTGGCGCGGCGTAATGCGGAGACGATGAAACCACGCTTTCTTGCCGCAGTCCACCGTCCCCCGCAATGTAGCTTTGCTGGAGCATTAGATGCCATCACGGATTCCTAATGTGGCAAAGAACAATGCCACTTCTTTTGTGGCAGCATTTGTTGATCCAGACCATCCAGACATTCCATTGGAATGCTGCCATTGCCAGCAGAACCCATCTCCAAATGGCCATAGAGCCAACTTAAAACCGTTTTTACTAGCCCACTCGCATCTTTCTTTAATTGCATCAACAGTTTGTTTATTTGTCATTTGATACATCCAATAATGGCTTTATTTGCAACGAAAAGAAGCACTTGGTTTATATGTTTGCATCGTGTTCTTTCAGGATTTCCATATTCTACAACACTCTTGCGTTCACGGTAGAGGGGTTTGCAGCGCACAACGAAGTCTCTGCAACTGCATTCCCCGTTCTGGTCCTTGAACTCAACATTGTAAAACGCGCCCTCTTCCTTGTTTGAGGATTCAACGTGGAATCTAAGTCCACCCGCGTTGGTTACCACGGTTAAGCCTCCACACGTTCGGCTTTAATCCGTACAGATCGGGCCTCTACGAATTTGGCGTAGCGTTCAATGGCTTTGAATTGGTCAACAGGGTCTTGGCTTCCGCCAATGTCTTGCACGAAATCTTCCATCAAGGATTCTTCAAGCTCTTCAAGTTTACGATTTGGTTTCATTTGATTTTATGTGGTGTTGTTTAGTAACAAAATAGGCATCACCCCACGAAACAATTCTTTCGCAGAAGGCAGGGTTTGCTCGCTCACAACGATGGTCGTGACCATCGCTAGATACGTCCCTGCGGGATGATGAAAGTGGTGCGAGGGAGTAGGGGTTGCCTACATCTTCGTATGAATGCACGAAATCCTCAATTGGACGATCCCCCGCTTAAACCCGCCTGCGCCTAGAAGCATTTCTGCTTACTCGGGTGAACCCGCATTCAGCACAGTAGGGAAGTGAATAGGGTGGCTTAGTCTGCGCTCCAGTTTATCAAATCTGTTGCATGACCGCTTTCCATCCTTGATGGATGGCGCCCTAAATTATGAATGAACGATTGACTCAAACGATGTGATGGGACGATTGAACATCATCCCGACTCTATCCTGTCCCTCTCCTCGCCCCTTGGCTTGGATTGCATTTACAAAGATACGCCTAACCGATCCGTCGTTTAGGTCTTGGGTGCTACCATCGGGCGTATTTGTAGGTGCGTCAAGGAAAATAACGCGGTCTGCGTCTTGCTCGATGTTTCCTGACTCGCGCAAGTCGGACAGCATAGGCTCACGATTTTCCCGTTCCACACTGCGACTAATCTGGGCAAGTAGGACAATAGGAATGCCGCACTCAATTGCTGCGTCCTTAATGGCCATAGTCATACGCCCAATCGCTACATCTCGGGTTTCCCCTCTGTCCTGCTGTGGGTCGTAGCGTTGCAAGTAGTCGATGACAATGCCCTTGATTGGTTTAATCTGATGGAATGCCTTAATGCGAGCCGTAAGCTGTGCCAACGTCCTGTCTCTATCGTAAATGTGAATCTTCTTATTTGCCTGTACCTCCTTGACGGACTCAATGAACGTAGCGGAGTCTGCCGAAGTTAGCTCGTTACGACGAAACTCACGCCAGCTACTACCGCTAAGGCTCTGGGCAAAGAGCTGGGGAAGGCCACAGACTGGCATTTCCCTTGAGAATAGCAGCACATCCCCTGCTTTCTGGCTCCAATGCCACGCAATCTGCCTTCCCGCGCTAGATTTGCCTCTGCCGGGACGGGCTGCAAGGACGATTAGTTCCCCCGGTTGCGCTGGGCCAAAGCGTTTATTCCAGTCCGGCCAAGGCCAAGGCAAGCCGCGATCCACTTCCGTGTCTTCTCCCGCAAGAATACGCTGGCAAAGGTCAAAGACATCAGTAGCAGCCGACGATAGCGTTTCTTGTTTCTGGCTCGCATGACGGATTGATAGGATACGGGAAGTTGCTGCCACGAAGTCTTCCACGTTGCCCTTGTAGCCGTAAGCGCATTCCCGCACTTCGTTGGCGCATTTGATGAGTTCTCGTAGTACATAAGTTTCCCTCACTTGCTCAAGCCAGTGAGCAAACCCAGCGGTGGTTGGAATGGCATCTGACACGCCAAGAATGTGTCCAAGTCCTATGCTATCCAGCTTATCTACCTTTCGCAGTTCATCAACGATGATGGCTGTTTCAATGGGTCTGCCGTGATTGTGATTCCAGATAATTGCACGCCAAAGCTTGGAGTTCTTTGGGTCGTAAAAGCACGCTTCCGTAATCTTTGAGTCAAGTGCGGTGACAAGTGCTGCCGCTCCGTCTAGCAAGACACAGCTAATGACGTTGCGCTCGGCTTCATCTGAGTGTGGCAAATCGCGTTCAATCATACGACCTCCTTCGTGCGAGGATCGTAGTTGTTCTGCAATCGCCATAGCGTCAGGCAGGCAAGGAATCCATCCCATTGCTTTGCAAGCTCGTCGGCATCGTATTTCACTACGTCAACGCGACCAATCTCGGTAGTGGAGATGTAGAGATTGATTCCTTGGTGATTCGGCTGAAAGTGCGGCTTATCCTTGCTGCCCCAGCAAGCGTAGTGATAGGCTGCAATCTGCATACACTGTCCCTGCCTTACATCAATCTTCTTGGTGGGCTTAGTCTTGGTGGACTTAAAGTCCAACACGCCAGCTACATCTCCCTTCACGTAGGAAACATCCATCTGTCCGGCATAGCCATGAGCTGAACAAGTGACTACCTTTTCGGTTTCAACAATGTTGATTCCGAGTTCTTCTAGCTTTGCCAATGCTGGATCAACCAGCTCTTTAAGCTCTACTTTCTTGCCGTCAGCCAACTCAACCGTTTCGTTTTCCCATTGTTGGCATCCTAATGCGGACTCAATCGCCGCATGAATCTTCACCCCGAGGTCTGCTGCCGCTCCTGCTACCTTATTGGATTCTGCTCGGATTTCAGCGTAAAGCTTATCAGCATCCATATCCCCATAAGCAGATTGAATAGCATATTTAAGAGATGCTTCAATTGTGATGTCTTGCTTCCAACGATCAAGACCGGGATTCGCCATCATCTTCGTAATCCCACTGACCGATGGGAGCAAACCCATGATTCGTGCGTCCGCTACCGTCGTATCCCGCTCGGCAACTGTCTTGCCGGGAACTCTGTGCATTGCTTGTCCGTTTTTCGTGTACCAGTGACTCATTGTGTGTTTTTGTTTTTCTGAATATACTATCGTAGTTTTCCCGATATTTCGGGCCTAAATTGCGTGGACTGTCTCCTTTGCCATTCATGTTTTTTCGTTAGCCATAAGGCTCCAACGACGCTTAATGTGTGCGTCTGCTTTTTCCGTGATAATTTCGACGTTGTTGTGCAACACGCCATCATGGCGAATCATTGATGCCAGAAATCGGAGTTCCGAGATGAGGCAATCCGCTCTATTGCGCTCTTCCGTCATCTCAGCGAGACGAGAGAATAAGGAACGCCGCGATGAAGACTGTGCAGACGAAGATGAAGATTGCGACTGTGAGTTCATTTAGTTGTTTCATTTTCTATGTATTTATTGAAATAATGGGTGGATGTATTTCCACCCATTATTTATTCTATGCGATCAGAAAGGAACGTCTTCGCTGGTCACTGGCTTCGGTTCCGCTTTGTTGAAGGCTGGCTTGCTATTTCCGCCAATAACCTTGCCGTTGCCGAGGATTGCGCCCTTGGTTCCCGCTGCACGGGCTTCCTTGGTTACGCCTTGGACTACTCGGTAGTCGTTCCCGTACTTATCCTCTGGCGTCTCAAAGAGCACTACGTCAAGGTAGGTGCCTTTGGCCCCCTTGTAGAGCAATGCCTTGTCAATTTTCGTTACGTCGATTTTTACTGTAATCATGTTAGTTTGTTGATGATGATGTTCGCTTGACTCTGACTGAGCTTAGTTAGATCAGAAACCTTGAAATAGTTCAAGGCTTTTTCGATCATGTCCTTGTTTTTCTCTGCGTTGGTTTGAATGGCAACAAGTTGTGCCTTCGTAATTGCCGGGTCTTTCGCGGATTCGCCGTCGTCGTCCTCCTGCGTAATGGAGCAGATGGCTGCGAGTGAATAGCGGCGCAGATAGGTGACGGCAGAGCCTACGCCCTGTGCGTCCTGCTTGGTGAGTGGCGCAAATGCCATATCCTCAATAAACTCCCCGCTTTCGTGCATGAGGCGCGTGACTACACTAATGCCACCAGCATACACCTGACCTACGGACTGGATGATTACGATTTTTTGCTCGTTGAGTGCGTCTTTTGTCGCCTCAATAACTGATTCTAGATTGGCGTATTTGCTTTTAAAATGCGGGTTAGTGGCTTGCTTCTTGGCATTGCCAATTGTTTTTTGAGCTGCCAGCAAAGCTGGTGCGAGTTTAGTTAATGTATCGGATGTTTTCATGTTGAATGTCTGGCTAAAATTCCTCTGCCAAAGCACCCGTGATAGTGCTTAATTTTGTGTGCCGTGGTCGTGGATATACCATGATCCTTGGCGGCTTGAATGAGTGTCTTTCCGCGCTGAAGTTCGCTACGAACCTTAATCACTACCTCGTCAGTCACCTTGGGTTTATATGCGTAATCTTTTTCCGGCTTTATTTTAGTTTGAACCGACAGGTCAATCTTCTTGAGATGTTTGTTAAACATGAACCTCACCGACTCCATTGTGGCAGTTATATCAATCATGTTTCAATAGAATCTCCATAGCGGTTTCGACTGCTGCTTCCTGCTCCGAACAAGTCGGGGCTGGAAAGCGAGCGAGTAATTCTTTGATGCAATCCAACGCTTCTTTAATATCTGTTTTCATCGTGTTAATCATTCAGTTTTCGTTTACTTCTTCAATGTTTTTCTCGGAGTTTTTCAAAATAAATCCGAGAACGGCGCGGATTGTTCTAAATTCGCTGGCGGTGAGTTCTCCGCAAATTAGGGACAGTTGCGCGTTGCTTGATTCGGAAAGCTTTTTAACCCGCGCTCGCTCGGTGGCGAGTTCGGCGCGGAGCTTCCGCACCTCAAATGCCGTTGGCTCGTCGCACGCCTCACAGGCTTTTTGTGCGGCGCGGAGGGTGGCGTTCTCGGCGCGAAGTTCGCGCTCGACCTCGCACGCCCGCTGATAAATCGCATCGGTCCGCTCTGCCTCGGCCTTTTCGCGCTCTAGTCTATGGCTCACATTACGGTCGCGCTCGGCGGTGAGGGCGGTGACGAGGCACACTGGGCACGCAGCCCGCTGCTGGTCGTTGTGATGCGTGCAGGTGTAGGCTCCGGTGAACGTGATTTCGGTGTCGGTGCGGGGTGTGGGTGTGCTCATTTGGTATCCTCCTTCATAGCCGCGTCAATGCTTGCGCGACTCACCGTCAGCCGCTCCGGTTCCCACTGCCAATCCATTCCCGATGGCGTTTCAAGCCAATTCAACCGCGCCCGCTCGATGGCGAGTTCGCGTTGCAAATCTTTAATTGACGCATAATCATCCATCGCCTCGCTGCGTAGACGTTCTTTGGCTGCGGCGAGGTCGGCCTCGGCTTTCATGGCTCGTTCTAGTTCCTTGTTCCAATGAGCGAGCGCGATGGTCTCAGCGGCCTCGGCGCGTTCGGCGCGGGCGTTGGCGCGGTCAATCCACGTTTCAAATTTATTGGCGTCGTTTGTCCCGCAAATCAAAGTTAGGGCGCGCAACTGGGCGTGCAGATGGTCGCGCTCGGCGGTGAGCGCGGTGACGAGGCAGACGGGGCACGCGGTGCGCTCGGCGTCGTTGTGGTGTGTGCAGGTGTAGGTTCCGGTGAATGTGATTCCTGCGTCGGTGCGGGGTGTGGGTGTGCTCATTTTGAACCCTCCTTGCCAAGCAATGCCTCAATAATTTTCTCTGCATTCTCCTGCATAGAGGGGTAGTGAAGGGTGTTGAACTCTGCTCCGTGCCGCTTAATAAACCTATCCCAATCTTTTTTCTGTTCAGGCGTTAATGGAGTTTTGGCTGGGCGAGCTTCACCGGACTTGCGGATAATTTCAACGAGCTTGTCTTCCATCAATCGGGCAGCAGCCGTGATGTGCGCCTTACTGGGATGGATTTGCTGGCGAATCGACGTGCTTCCGTCTTTGATTTCTATCAACCAGAATCCGTTCCTTAAACCGTCATACGCATATGGGTCATTAACCGGAACGTATTTGTTTCCAGCCTTGCGATAGAGTCGCGTTTCATCCTTTGATGCCGCAACTGCTTTAATGTGATCCGTTTCAAACTGCCAATTATATAATCGTGAATAGCGGTCGGCTTCGCCCTTCCAGTAGGCTTCTAATTCAGTTAATTTATTCATTTTATTTGCTCCCAATGAGAGCGGTTATTTCGTTAATCTCTCTTCTGATTTCTGCCAACTCCTGTTCGTAGGAGCTTTCTTCATTAAGGCCATATTTGATTATGCCCCTGATTCTGCTTTCAATATCGTAAAGCGCAGACCAAGCCGCGCTGGCGTTGACGGAACGAACGTGCTCCGCGTCGTCTTCAGGTAGGTTAAATTCTAATGTAGCCTTCATTTGAATTCGCCCTCCTTAGCTACACAGAGACGGCCTACTTCTTTCGCAGCATCCGCAAACCTTTTCAATAGGTTTTCGGTGTAACCCGATTCGTGGAATCCTTCTGGCTTTTGAAAATACTTTTGTTTAATGTATAGCTCAAAGGCCAAACTCGCCGCAATTGCCGCCATGCCATAAAGGTGGCATTTAGCTTCGTTCTCCGTGAGGGGATTAATCTTCCCGAAATCGGGAACGATGTTGATGTCTTCTAATTTTGTATTCATATGTTTTATGTTGTTGTTCTACCTATCTGCCGCCATCATTCAGATTTCCTATCAGAAATCAAATCTTTTTTGGTTAAAACTTCCCATGCGAGTGCAG